AAAACAACGCTTTCGCAAATCCGCTTCTGCAAGGTGCCACGCCCGTAAGGGCAGAGTGGACTCCATCGGCAATACCGCCGCAGGAGTCTCACCGAACATGGACAATCTCAAGAAGCTTCAGGACGAAGCGGCAACCCTTGCCAACCGGATCGACGCCGTGCGTGCGATCGAGGCCGAAGACACGACCGCTCGCGATGTCGAGCTCATCGACCTCAACAAGCGTGCCGACGAACTCACCGCCAAGATCGACTTCGAGAAGAAGGTGGTCGAGTCGGCCAAGAATCTCCGCAGCGTGGTCGAGCGTTGCTCGCCGGCTCCCGAGGTGCGTGCCGAAGAGCCCAAGACCCGCATTGAGGCGGTTCCGTTCTCGGGTCGGCTCCGTGCGTTTGAAAACGCCAAGGACGCCTACTCGGTGGGCATGTGGTTCAAGGCCAAGGCGGGCGACGCCGATGCCAAGCGGTGGTGCCAAGATCACGGCGTCGAGGCTCGTGCCCAAGGTTCGACCGGCAGCACCACGGGTGCGGCCTTCGTGCCCGACGTTCTCTCTTCGACCGTCATCCGGCTCGTGGATGAGTACTCGGCATTTGCCCAGAACGCCACGAATGTGGTGATGCCTTCGGACGTGGTGCTCTTTCCTCGCAGAACTGCGGGAGCGTCGGCGGCATGGATCGACGAGAATGTGGCAATTACTGCCAGCGACCCGACCTCCAACCAGGTCACGCTGACGGCGAAGAAGGTCACGGGCGCGGTGGTCATCGCGTCGGAGCTCCTGCAGGACTCCATCGTGTCGATCGCCGATTGGATCGCTGCCGAGCTCGCCCTGTCGCTCAGCAACGCCGTGGAAGCGGCTGCGTGGAGCGGCAACCCGAGCAACGCCCCTGGCGTGGCCGGTCTCGTCACGACCCACACGGGCGGCCTGCTCGCTTCGTCTGGTGCCACCTACGCCGCGTCGCTGGTGACGGCTGCCGGTGACACGCCCGACGAAGTCACGAAGGCCAACCTCCTGGCGATGATGGGCGCAGTGCCCCAGCACAGCCGGGCCGGTGCCAAGTGGTTCTGCTCGCCGTTCTTCTTCGCGTCGTGCATGCAGAACCTCGACCTCGCCCAGGGCGGGTCGGTGGGTCTGTCGCAGGGCATGGGCCTCACCTTCCTCGGCTCGCCGGTGGTTCTCACCGACCGGCTTCCGAGCGGTGCGGACTCGACGGGTGCGATCATGGCCCTTTACGGGAACATGGCGAACTCGAGCTACTACGGCATCCGCCAGGCCATCGAGATCGCGTCCAGCGATCAGGTGAACTTCCTGTCGGATCAGACCGTGATCCGTGCGGTGGCTCGCGTGGCGATCACGCACGCCAACCTCGGCAGCTCGAGCGTCGCCGGCCCGATCATCGGCCTGGTTGGTGCGTGAGCCTGACGGCTTGACGTGAAGTGCAAACTGGGCGGGCCGCTCCACCACGGGGCGGCCCGCTCTCTTTTGGAGTCACGCATGATCGTGCGAGTAGGTGGCACCGAGGCCGACATCAGAGTTGAGGCAATCCTGTCGATGCCTCGGCTAAGTTTCACCGCGAACCACTTCGCATGGGCTCAGGCGCTCATGCCTCTGGGGATTCGCCCGACTATGGGGACCGGCGCATTCTGGGGTTGAGCCCTCTGGCTAAATGCCAGGGGGCTCAACCCTAGGACAAATGCGACCAAGTCAACACGCGGGTGATGGAGCAATTCATCGACACGGCAGAGTTCCTGCTTCTGATGGATTACGACTCGTTTTATGTGAAAGAAGACATCGAACATTTATTCGCACTTGCGATGACGTTTCAGTGCGACGCCATCACTGGGCTCCAGACCAAGCGCGAAGACGGCAGGCCGATGTTGACCTTGAAGGGCACGCTGGACAATCCGCCCGAGGGCGGCACCACGAGCCTGCCTGCGTCGTGGTTCGCCGAGCCTGTGCAGGAAGTGGACACGGCCCACTTCGGGCTTACCGTCATCAGCACGGCCGCCCTGAAGCGTGCGAAGAAACCGTGGTTCTGGAGCAAGCCGGGACCAGACGGCGCGTGGAACGACGGCCGTGTCGATCCCGACATCTACTTCTGGCGCAACTGGCGCGAAAGCGGGAACCGCGTGTTCGTCACGCCGCGCGTGGTTCTCGGCCACGGCGAGTACGTGGTGACGTGGCCAGGCCGGGATCTCGGCAAGCCTGTTTTCCAATGGACAACCGACTTCACGAACACGAGCAAGAAGCCGGAAACTGCATGGAGTGTGCCCCAATGACGAAAATCACATTCACCCGCGCGTGGCGGTCATACCGCAAGGGCCAGGTGGTGGACATCTCCGGCGGCTTGGCCACGCAGCTGCTCGCCCAGCGCGTGGCTGTCGAGGACACGCAGGGCCAACTGATCGAGACGGCAGCCGTCGAGCACGAAGCCGAAACGGCCGACGCCACCCCAAGGAAACGCCGCCGTGCAATATCGAAGCCTGACTCGCCAGACCGCCCCAGCCGTTGAGCCTGTGACGCTCTCGGAGGCCAAGGCCCACCTGCGAGTCGATACGGCCACCGACGATGCCTACATCGGGTCGCTGATCACGGCGGCCCGTGAGTGGTGCGAGCAGTACCTGGACCGCACGCTGGTGCATACGCAGTGGGTGATGCGTTTCGACAGCTTCCCGCCTGACGGCACGCACGACATCGAGCTGCCACGCCCGCCGATGGCGACGGCCGGCACGACTACGGCGGTTGCCTTGACGTTCACGTACGAGAACGGCACCACGGCCACCTACTCGACGGCCAGTTACCGCGTGGACCGCGACGGCGTGCCGGGCACCGTGAAGACGCTGTACGGCCAGACGTGGCCGCCGCACCTGCAGGATGACAACGCCATCAGCGTGACTTGGTGGGGAGGCTACGGCGCGAGCGGCACGAGTGTGCCGGCGGCGATCCGCCACGCCATCTTGATGCTTACTGCCCACTGGTACGAAAGCCGCCTGGCGGCTGTCGCCACTGGTGCCGTTCCGCAAGACGTGCCCTATGGCGTGAAGTCTTTGCTGGACTCGCAGAAGTGGGGCAGCTACCGATGATCGACCCCGGCAAGCTCCGCGAGCGTGTCACGGTGCAGATCGCCAGCGGCACCACCAATGCCCTTGGCGAGACTGTGCTGGCGTGGGCCAACTCGTCGGCCGTGTGGGCGAGCGTAGAAGGCGTGTCCTCCCGCGAAGCCCTGGCGGCTGGCCAGCAAGACACGACGATCACGCACCGCGTGCGGCTCCGCTACCTGCCGGGCCTGACGCAGCGAGATCGGTTCTCGTGGGGATCCCGCACGCTGAACATCGTCAGCCTGCTCGAGTACAACAACCGGGCCGAGCATGTTGCCATCTGCGAAGAGGTGACGTGATGGCTGGCGGCATCGACGTGAAAGTTGAGTTTCCCGAGCTGCGGGAATTGCAGAAGGCTTTCCGCCAGTTTCGGCCGAGCCTTGCCAGGAAACACATGGGTGCGGCGATTCGTCGCAGCCTGAAGCCTGGGCTGACTGCTCTGCGTGGCAACGTCACCAAAGGGCCGACCGGCAATCTCGCTCGTGCGATCACAAGCAAAGTCAAAACCTACGTAAGCGGAAATGCGGTTGGCCTGGTTGGATTTACGGCAGCCGGTAGCGGCAAAGCAAAATCGGCAGGCGGTGGAACCGTAAAGAAGGGCAAGGATCGAGCGTTCCACGCTGGCTTCGTGGAGTTCGGCACAAAAGAGCGAATCATAAAAACATCGTCACGGCGCAGCGGCGCGTCGATTGCGTCCAGCTTCAAGACGATGGGGCAATTCAAGATTGCTCGAGTGGCCAAGCGCGGGAAGTTTGCGGGCGTTGTCAGGGTCAACACGTCCCCAAAGTACCCCAAGGCGTTCTTCAAGAAGGCTCCGCGTGGCGAGCTTTTGCGGATTCCAGAAATGCCGGTTGGCGGCAGAAAGGGGCAGCCGCCAGTAAAGACTGCCTACAAAGAGTCGCTAGGCACAATGCGAGGGCAGCTGGCCATCGAGATGACCAATGCGCTCTTGAAGGCACAGAAAGACCTTGCCGCCAATTTTCCAGTAAGGCGAAACAATTCGGACGTGGGGCCAACGCCCTTCTAGCCATGTCACTGAAATCCCCTGAAGCCGTTCTCCGCTCTGCCATGGTTGGCACCACGGCCGTCACGTCGCTCGTCAGCTCGAGGATCTACCCGGTGCTGGCCCCGGCGTCGGCGGCTCTGCCGTTCGTCACGTGGCGGCGCTCAGGCATCGAAAGAGAGCAAACGCTAGGCGGGCCGATGGGCATGCCCCGCGTGAGCGTGGAGTACAGCATTTACGGCACGACCTACGAAGAGGCCCGTCAGGTGGCTGACGCCATGCGTCGCGTTCTGGATGGGTACGGCGGCACGTCGGACAATACAGAAGTCAAGCAGGCGTCGTTGGAAGACGAGTCCGACGATTTCGTGCAGCTGGCTGGAGCGGATCTCCCGCCTGTCTATCAGGTGACGCAGCGTTACGACGTTTGGTGGAGCGAGGGATAAAACATGCCATACACGCCCCATGACGGTTCCGGCACCACGTTTTCCTTTGCCGGCAGCACGTATACCGTCACGAGCATCACGTACAGCATTACTGACCAGGCCGCCGCAGACCAGATCGACGTTTCGCACCTCGGGCAAACCACCGGGGCTACGGTGCTTACGCTGTCCCGTCCGCTCAAGGGCTCGGCTGGAGACACCGGCAAAGAAGTGACCATTGAATACTTGGCAGCCTCGGGTACGCCGATTGCGCAGGGCCAGACAGGCACGCTGGCAATCACTGGTGGCATCACGCTGAGCGTCACTTCCACTTGCAAGTCATCGAGCGTGACGCTTGCCGTCAACGACGCCGTGCGTGGTTCTGCCGCCTTCCAGGTGCCGTAGTCCCACAGGGAGGCCCCCGTGGCGAGCTATAGCGCTGGCGTGTCTGTGACGTGGAACGGCATTGCGTTCCAAGAAGTCACCGGCCTGACGTGGACATACGGCGGCGGCCCATCAAAGGGCCGCAGCGTCATCTGGACAGACGAAGCCGGCACGTGCAGCGTCGAGTGCCTGGGCAGTAACAACACCGCCACCAGCAACTACGGCGTGCGTGCCACGCTGGCTATCTCCGGCGGCGGGCAATCCTTGACGAACCCCGCAATATGGGAGTCACTGAGCGTGGCGAATGAAGTGAACGGCGTCACCCGTTACACCGTCACGTTCAAACTTCTGGACAACTGACCCATGGGACTGAAAGAGCAAATCCAAGCCGCCAGCGTCCGCAAGCCGCTGAAGGTCCACGTGAAGGAATGGAACCTCGACGTGTACGTGCGCGTGCTCAGCGTAGGCGAGCGTGACGATTGGGAACTCGCGTGGCTCGACATCCGAAACAAAGGCGTCGAGAAGTTCCACAACTTCCGTGCGTTCTACCTCGCTCGCACCCTGTGCGACGAGCACGGCGTGCGGATCTACCAAGACAACGAACTGGATGAAGTGGCGAAGCTCGACGGTGCGGTGATGGGCGAATTGTTCGACGTGGCCCAGCGTCACAACAAACTCACGGAGGCGGACGTAGTTGAACTAGCCGGCGAGCTTTAACGCCAGACCATCGCGGCGGTTCCTGTTCATGCTGGCCGGGCATCTCGGGATGACGGTTGGCGAGCTCGAGCAACGGATGGACAGTCGAGAGCTGAGTGAGTGGCTGGCGTTTGCCCGCTACTACCAGCCGCTCGACAACTCGTGGGCACAGACTGGAGTGATTGCTAGTGCGGTCCTGGCACCGTACTCGCGGCGTGGCCACATGCCAAAGCCTGCAGATTTCGTTCCAACCGAAGCCCCGCCGCAACACCGCTCGCAGCTGCTCGACGTGCTCGCCCAAATGAAAAACGACTTAGACGGGAAATGACATGAGTACGGCACTTGGATTGGCGATGCAGATCAGCGCCAACACGGCCCAGTTGGCCCAGGCCGTGGCCGATGTGAATGCCAAGCTCGACTCGATGGGAGAGGCTGGCAAGAAAGCGTCCAGCGACCTCAGCACGCTAAAGAACATTGAGATCGGCAAGTTGGCCTTGGGCGGATTGCAGGCTGCGACGAGTGCCTTCCTTAGCCTGACCAGTGCTGTCACAGGTGCCGTTACGTCCGTGACATCGTTTGCCCTCAGCGTGGGCGAAGAGCTCGACGCACTGAACGACGTGGCCAACAGGACTGGCGTTGGCGTTGAGGCGTTGCAGGCGTATGCCAGGGCTGCGGCTGACACTGGCGTGAGCGTCGAATCGTTCGCCAAGCAGATTCAGAAACTAACAATCAACATCGGTGCCGCCACGCTGGACGATAAGGCTCAAAAGAAGTTTGAGGCTCTTGGCATCGTCTTTGAAGAACTGAAGGCGGCGACACCAGAGCAGCAGTTTGAGCAGGTGGTGGATGCGATCTCTCGGATTGCAGACCCTGCCGAGCGGGCTGCCACGGCGGTGAAGTTCTTCGGCAAGGGCGGCATTGAGCTCGGCGAGTTGTTCACGCTTGGGCCTGGTGCGCTCACGAATATGAGGCAGGAGGCCATCGCGCTCGGCCAGGTTGTCGATGCAGATGCCGTCAAGGCGATCGACAACATGAACGATTCATTCGCTGCGGTGTATGCCACAGTCAAGGGGCTGACCGGCGCGATCCTCGGCGAGCTTGCGGGGCCAATTAGCCAGATCGCCCAAGACCTTCTTGGCGTGATTAGGCAGGCCGGGCCGCAGCAGATTGCCCAGCAGGTGGCTCAGGGCTTGCTTGATTTCATCAAGCTGGCGGGCAATTCGTTCTTCAAATTGGCCGAGTTCATCGAAGCGTTTATCAAGAAGTTCGCCCCGATCCTTGGGCTCGACATTCGCAGCGAGGCCGAGAAGGAATTGGAGGCGCTTCGCAACAAGGAGGCTGGCACCACTCGCACAGTCAGCATCGGCGGCCGGCCCGTGCTGCAATTCACGCCCGGATCACTGACGCCGGAAGAAAGCGCTAGGCGTGGCGACCTCGAGCGGCAGGTGGCGGCCGAGGCATCGGGTAGCGTGCTGCGGCAGTTCCAGGCCAACTTCAACGCAGCCATCGACACGGCAACGCAATCGCTGCAGCAGAAGATGGAGCAGAGCGCCGCCAGCACTGCACCAAACGCCGCCGAGGAAAAGCAGGTCACGCTGCTCGAGCAGATCAACCGAAATGGCCAGATCGGAACCGTGGAGATCCTGAACTAGCCATGTCCGTACTCGCCTTCCGTGAAGTTCTGCCGCGCACGTTTACGCATCGGTTTGGCGAAAGCCCGACTGCAGAGCGGAAGTTCGTAGTCACGACCACGCAGCCCGTCGCCCACCAGCTGCTGCTGAACACCGTCGGCATCTTCCACGGTGCGAGCCACCCGGAATTCACCTACCTGCGTTGCACGGAAGGCAGCGTCACAGAGCCAGACCGGCAGCACGCCGAGATCACGTATCGCTACGAAGTGCCCAACGTCGGCACGGAAGACTACCAACCAAACCCGCTGGCCCGCCGTGACGTGTGGTCGTTCTCTGTGTCGAGTGCCGCCGTGCCGGCTTTGTACTACTACCACGGCACTAGCAACGGCGACATTCGCCCACTCGTCAACGCTGCGGGCGATTACATCGAAGGGCTGCAGGCCGTTGAGGGCGAGATTAAGGCGACGATCACCGGCAACCGCCCGACGTTCCCGCTTGCCGTTGCTGGCAGCGTCACAAACTCCATCAACTCCGCACCCTACCTTGGCGGCGCTGCATACACCTGGCTGTGCCAAGGCATCTCCGCTCAGCAGCAGATTGAGGTGGTGAACGACGTTGAGGTGAAATACTGGAGCGTCAGCGTCGAGCTCGTGTACCGATCCAGCACGTGGGTCATGAAGATCCCGCATGTGGGCTGGCACTACGTCACGGGCGGCAGCAAAACAAAATGCTGGGTGTATCAGGGCGAGGGCAGCGAAAAGGAAAAGGTAGATGCCTCTGCCCCGCAGCCGCTCACCGAATCCGGCAACATGAAATACCCCGGCGCGGAAGGCAACCCAGACCAGCTGCTCCGCCGCGTCCACCAGGCTATCGACTTCACAGGTTTTTTCGGCACCCCGCCGTTCTAAGGAGCCCGCCCCATGCCCGACATCAACTACACGATCAACGCCCAAGTGCAGAAAGGCG